CATCCCCCATACCCAACAGGACACCACCATGAATACTGAAGACCAAGTAACAAATACCGCTGCCATCGTCAATCCAGATCTTTTGGATATAAAAATTGCAGTCGGCATCACTCGTGGCCAACAGACAATTGATGTGATCACGCTTCGGAAGCCCAAAACCCACGCACTACGTGGCTTAAACCTGTCTGACGTTCTCAACGCAAATGTCAATGCATTGATTAAGTTGCTACCTCGCATTACTCAACCAGCCTTGTCTGAAGATGAAGTGGCCAATCTTGATTTAGCAGACTTCACCAAAGTCTCAACAGGTTTGATTGGTTTTTTCGTCGATACCAACGATCAATCCCAGAATCTGTAGACGATGTAATTGCTGATCTTGCAGTGGTATTCCACTGGACACCACAAGATTGTGCAGACCTTGATCTGGATGAATTAATGGACTGGCGCGAACGTGCGCGACAAAGAACGGAGCAAGATAAATGAGTAACTTGCAGCTACAGGCGGTATTGAGTCTGCTGGATAGAGCCAGCGCACCTTTGCGCAATGCGATGAATCAGACTCGCCAAACCAGTGCGGCATTTGAAGCTAACCGCCAGCAGCTGCAAGCGCTCCAACGTACCAGTGGCAATATCAATAGCTTTCGGTCCCTCAACCAAACTCTGCAGCAGACTAGAGCGCAGATGGATCAGGCTCGAACACATGCACAGCAATTGGCGCAGACTCATCGTGCAATAGCCAACCCAACACGTGCCATGACCCGTGAATTTGAGCAGGCGCGACAACGCGTGCGCGACTTACAACAGACTGAACGCGATCAAGTTAGACAGCTGCAAGGCCTACGAACAGCACTGCAATCTGCAGGGGTACAGACCAACCGATTGGCAGATCACCAGCAGTCGTTGGATCAACGGATCCGTCAAACCACCGAGCAAATGCAGCGCCAACGTGCTGAGATGGATCGTCATACCGCACGGACACGCCGCTTAACGCAACTGACCGAACAGCGCCGACAAACAATGGAGCGCTTTGACGAGACCATTGGCTACGGTGGAACCATGCTCGGCGTGGGTGCTGCAGCATCCGCTTCTGTCGTTTTGCCTGTTATTGAATTTGCTAAAGCAGAAGATGCAGCCACCCAGCTCAAAGTCTCCATGATGGGAGTCGGGGGTGCGGTTGCCCCTGAATTTCAGAAAATAAACGACCTTGCTAATGAGCTTGGCAATAAGTTGCCGGGTACAACGGCAGAATTTCAAACCATGATGGCAAAGCTTGTGCAACAAGGCATGAGCTATAAAGCGATTTTGGGTGGCGTAGGACAAGCATCTGCGTATTTGGGCGTCCAATTGCAAATGCCTTTTGATGCAGCAGCCGAGTTTGCCGCCAAAATGCAGGACGCCACCAAGACCACTGAAGGTGACATGCTTGGTTTAATGGACGTGATTCAAAAATCATTTTATTTAGGTGTAGATCCAACCAATATGTTGGGTGGTTTTTCTGCGATCTCAGACGGAATGAAAACCATCAAACAGAGCGGATTGGAAGGCGCAAAAGCAATGGCACCTCTACTAGTCATGGCAGATCAGGCATCTATGCAAGGTTCAACTGCTGGGATTGCCTTCAGCAAAATTTTCTCAAAAATGATGGATACTAAAAATATTCAAAAATCACTAAAAGGCACTGGCCTAAAAATGAACTTCACAGATGGCAAAGGGGAGTTTGGTGGTTTAGATAAAATGTATGACCAATTATCAAAGCTGAAAAAACTCAGTACAGAGGATAGAAAGCCTATTTTTAAAGCCATGTTTGGCGATGATGCCGAAACCACAAAGGCACTGAATCTCCTAATCGACAAAGGCAAAGCTGGCTATGACGACACAATCAATAAAATGAAGGCTCAAGCCGATCTGCAAACACGCGTCAACCAGCAACTCGGCACCTTAAAAAACCTATGGGATTCGGCAACCGGTACATTTAGCAATGCAATGGTAGCGTTCGGCGCTGCAATTGCACCAGAAGTCAAATCACTCGTTGCTCTGATCGCCAATGCATCTGAAGGTTTACAAAACTGGGCAAAAGCGAATCCAGTATTAGCAAGCTCACTCATGAAGGTTGTCGGTTTTTTTGGTGCATTGTTCTTGGTACTGGGTGGGCTGACGATTGTTTTGGCCAGTGTGCTACTCCCGTTTGCGCTTTTACGATTTAGCTTGATGTCCTTTGGTCTACGTTCGGTCGGCATTATTGGACTGATCGGACGTGCGCTTGGCGGCCTGTCCATGATGATTCGGGCTGTAGGTTTTGCACTGGTGGCCAATCCATTATTGGCTGCGTTTTTACTTCTCGCAGTGGCCGCGTATCTGATTTACAACAACTGGGCACCGATCAAAGAGTTTTTTATCAACCTTTGGAGCAGTATTGTCGGTGCAGCAAGTGCTGGCATTGAAGCTGTGGTGAACTTTTTTAGTACAGGCATCAGTCGCGCTCAAGCCTTCTTTAGCAGCGGGCTGGGTAATATCAGTGCCACCATTTTGAATTGGTCACCGATTGGACTGTTCTACAGCGCCTTTGCGGCTGTTTTAAGCTGGTTCGGTATTGAACTACCAAGCAAATTTACTGGCTTCGGACAAATGCTCATGCAAGGTCTTGCCAATGGCATAACTGCAGGGATTGGATGGGTCATTGAAAAGGCACGTGCGGCGGCAAATGCAGTGAAAGACACAGCCAAGTCTGCACTTGGCATCCACTCACCTTCTCGCGTCTTTCATGAAATCGGTGGCTTCACCATGCAAGGCATGGGTAACGGTTTATTGGCCAATGCCCATCACCCGATCAACGCCATGAACTCAACCAGTCAAGGCTTGATAAAGGCGATGGACACCAGCCAAATCCGCATCGACCGTCGCCCTCCGATCGGCAGTAAAAACAATCAAGGACAGACTGGCACATCGGCTGGCATGGTCGTCAACATGACCATCCACGCCGCACCCGGCATGAACGAGCAGCAACTGGCGCAACTGGTGGCCAAGCACGTCCAACAGGCACAACGCAGCCAAGGGTGCAACGCGGCCCTGTATGACCACCAGTAAGGAAGCCCTGCCATGCTCATGATCTTAGGACAATTCGTATTTCAACCCGACACGCTGTCATTCAATGAACTGCAGCGTAACCGGTCATGGAACTACGCCAGCAACCCAGTGGCCAAAGGCCGTGCCAAGCTGCAGTTTATTGGTGTGGGCGACGAGACCATCAGCGTCAGCGGACTCATTTACGAAGCCTCCGGCTTTGGCACACGTGCGGCACTCGACCAACTGGTCAAAACCGCCAACCGTGGTGGTGGCCATGTGTTGATGGATGGCAGTGGCTACTTGTACGGCGTGTACGTGATTGATGGCATCGACGAGACCCGTAGCGTGCTGATGTTTAACGGTGTGCCGCGTAAAATTGACTTCACCCTCAAACTCACGCGAGTGGATGAAGACAAGATCGAATCCCCCGTCCGTGAGATCACATCATGATTCGTCACCCGATCTGCCAACTGACCGCCAATGACCAACCGCTGAATGCCCTGATCACCAGTCGCATCATCAACGTCACCGTGACCGACAACCGTGCCAGCGAAGCGGACGAGCTTTCCATCACCTTAGACGACCACGACGGCGCGTTAGAACTGCCCAAGCGTGGCGTCATGCTTACCTGTCATCTGGGCTGGAGCGATGGCGTCCATGACATGGGCAGCTTTAAAGTGGACGAAACCGAATGGGCTGGCACACCCGACACCATCACCATCAAGGCACGTGCAGCCGACTTCACCAGCAACCTTAAAACCGGCAAGCGCAAAAGCTACCACCGGCAAACACTCGGCCAAATCGCAGGCACAATTGCTAAAGCGCATGACTTAAACCTGACCATCAGCGCCGAGCTATCCGACATCGATCTGATCCACGTCGACCAAACCGATGAATCAGACCTGAACCTTTTGTCCCGCCTTGCCCAACAAAATGGTGCGGCCGTCACCATCAAAAAAGGCAAGCTGCTGATCTTTAAAGCTGGACAGGCCAAGACCGCCAGTGGCAAGACGCTGCCTAAAATCATCGTCACACGGCAAGACGGCGACCAATTCCGCTATAGCGAAGCCGACCGCGATAGCAACTACACCGGCGTCAGCGCCAGTTGGCATGAACAAGGCAAAGCCAAGCGCAAGCGCACCACCGCTGGCAATCCAGAGGTCAAGGGTGGTGGTGATGATCCCAAAACCAAAGTGCTTAAAGGCACGTTTGCCAATGAAGCCGAAGCCCAGCGTGCTGCGTCTGCCGAACTGGATCGGATCAAACAACAAAAAGCCACCTTTAACCTCACGCTGGCAGAGGGCAAACCCGATATCAGCTCAGAACACCCGGTTGCCCTGCTCGGCTTTAAACCCGCCATCGATGCGCTCAATTGGATTGTGGCCAAAGCCACCCACAGCTACAGCACCAGTGGCTTAACCACTGCGCTAGAACTGGAAGCGAATGTCTAAAAATGCTAGAATTTTAATCGTCAGGGTGGGCCGGAAATATCCAATACCGCCGCTGGTCGTGGCCAGATTTCAGCCCCTGATCCTCATACAAAAAGCCCGCGTTTGCGGGCTTTTTATTGTCGGGCTTAGGCTTGTTTTAATGCGGCTTGAATCAGTCCAGACACGTTGGCTTTTTGGTCTTCGCAGTCGTAAGCCAGCGCCAGCTCTTCGTTGCTAAAATGCTTAAATACTTCAGCCATTCTGCGGCGATTCATCTCTTCAATGATGGCGTCTTGAAAATGATCAAATTCAAAATCAACCCAGCGCAGGGCGTCAAAACCTTCTGGCGTTTGTGCAGTCTCTCCGAACTTCTTAGCCAAGAATAACGAAAATTCAACTTGTCCCATTTTAAATACTCCTAAGCGGTTGAGCTTATTTAGTCGGTTGGCGTTATTGCCTTCCGTGTGTTTATATTCGCTCGATTAATTAACCGCAGCAAGTCTATTTTAGATTAAAACAAACGACCGCTTATTATATACGCTGGCAGTTTTTATTTATTTAAATAGACTTGCTAGTCAAAGCACACAGAGCGAATATATAACCACAGCGACGGAATAACCCAACGCTTAAAACCAACCTAAATAAGCCAAGCGGCTTAAGGAGCTTTAAAATGGATATCACCTACCAATATAAACAACTCAGCACTGCATTAGAGCAGTTAAGAGAAATCGAAGATGCTTATGATTTTAGCGCCGATTATTTAAACGATGTGCAAGACAAGCTGACCACTGCCATCAAACGGGTGTCTGAGGAATGCGAAAAGCTAGAAGAAGATGTTCATCACCTTGGCAACATTTGCGTATCGATCATTGATCGACTCAAGAACATCGACATTGATGTTTGGGAGGTTGACGACTTGATTGCCACAGCCGAAACCATCCAGCACGACTTACCAGAGGTTTAACCCAACCGCCAGCCAGCATCACGCTGGCTGGCATTCTTTAGCCACAGGAGCACGATATGTTTAACGCCAACGCCACCATCAGCACCGCACTGGACAACACTGATATCACGGATAACGATGTGTTGATTCATGCTGCTCGCCGCAGTATGTGCTGGCATGATCCCATCGCGGTTGAATTAAATCGCCGCACTGCCGAGCCATTGCTTAAACACCTATCTGATCAAGATCTACAGGCACTGCTGGATACCGATGATCTCAGCACGGTGATCAACAACACCATCCTTCAGCACTTAAGCTAACCCACAGGAGGCCAACGGGTGCGCCCGTTGGCATGATGCGCTATGATTCCCGTTACCTAAACCAGCCTCGTTGCTCAGGAGAGTCACTCGATGACCGAACCCACCACGCCGCCAGAAGGCCAAAGCATTCGCCCAGATCGCCGTGTGTATGTGTATTTTTCCAAGGAATCTTGGCAAGCCATGCAGCGCTTGACCGGCAATCAAAAAGGCTCGCTCAGCCAAACCATTAATGCGTTGATCATGGCTGAGGATAAAAGACAGAATCCGGAGTTGTATGAATGAAAACCCTTAAATAACCTTGCGCCCAAACCATGCATTAGCTTCTGGCTGCACTAACAACCATACGATATAGCCAGATATAGCGGTTTGAATAACTGCGCTAATCATATCCAGCCTTGTTAGTTGAGACCAAAAAATAGGATAGAGCAAAATACTGAGTACAAAAAGGATTAAAAATGCTAGTCGCGCACCATTAGAACGATTACCCATTTTATAAGGTATGATGCAAAATATTGCACACATCACTAATTGACCAACAAAATCAGCTTTTGCATCTGCCTGTCCAATTAAGATAGCGATACCGCCAAAAATAATCTCAATAAGAATCGTCAACCATACTAGCTTAATTGCTAATTCAGCTTTATTTAAAACCATGAGCATCTCTCTACACTTTGGATTAAAGTCAAATCATGTCGCTTTTCATGTTTACAATCTTAACCAACTTCTAATGCTCACCAAGAACTCATTTGAAATAACCGACCATCTGGACCTTCGTCATGAAGTAGACAGATAATCTCTTCTTCAAAAAACCACTCCTTTCCAGAATTAAAATCTTTAGGCACATCAGAATCAATCACAGTAATAATCTGTTGTATTCCCATACTTGCATATTGCCTTAAAACATCTAGAAGATTTTTACTAGTACGCTCATCTAGCCCCTCAAAAACACCATCATGATAGACGAACCTTGGAAATTCATCATTTAGATATGCTCTCAATATAGCAAGATCAAACGCGATACATAATAATTTTTTATAGGTATGACCTTGATCTTGATTAGTACTATTTCCAGATGAATCCACAAACTTCTCCCTAAATTCCAAATGATGGTTATTATTTATATACACATTAATAAATGCCTGTTTGGCCAGTACATCATCAATAATTTTATTAAAAAACAAACGAATT